GCTCAGGTTTGTTCTGAGGGTGGACGGACAGCCCTGGAGAGCAAGCGCATTAACGCCTTATAAGGGTGGAACGAGTGATACACAGTCTCATTTCATTACCCTGGCTGCAAGGGCATAACAATATAGGGAACGGAGGTAAATATCATGTTATTCGGCGACCAATATAAAATAGTTCCAATCTATCACGAGTATGATTTATCTACTCACGACACGACACAACCGAGCGATAGTTGGAATATGAAAGACTATCATCATGCTACAATTATTCTTCAGTATAACACCCTCGGTGGTGCTTCTACTGTGGCTTATGTCTATAGCGGTACAAGTGCGGCGGCCCTTACTTCGGCATTGACTTTCTACTATGCCTTCAGTGGCGCCGATACAGGAACCGCTACGGCGGGGAGTGCTACAAGCTGTGACGTTTTGGCGGCATGGTCAACAAGTGCGGCTCTAACCGTCACTCACGGAACCTATACCGACAGGATGCTGGTAATTGAGGTTCCGGCGACTGCGATGGATCTGGCTAACAACGAGGAATGGATGACCGTTAACCATACTGACCCATCAACAGGCGCAACGGGGAATGTGACCGGCTTTGCAATTCTCCATCCGAGATATGCAGGGGCCAGGATGCCTACTTGCTTGGCATAACAATAATGGCGGTCTTTCGGGGCCGCCTTAATGGAGGCTTAAAATGTTAGATGCAACAGACCTGAAACGGATTAGAGAGATAATCCAAGAGGAGTTGGAGAAGATAACTCCTAAAGAGTCTGATAAAAAATCAGGCAAAAAGGAGGTTAAATAATGACTAATTTACAATACTCAACAATCGAGATGCTTGGTTATATGGATCAGGGGCATCATGTCAAAACTTCGGTTTTGGACAATGCTACCTATCTGTTAACCGGCGACAACCAGACTGAAATTTTCAATGTATATGGCCGGATCATGGTCAAACAGCTTTATATGGAAGCGGTTACGGAGTTCGGAGCACAGGCTACAACCATGTATTACAATTTTACGTCAACGACTCCGGCTATTGCTGTTCAGCCAATGAGTGCAGCAAGTGCAGCGTTAACCTCGCTTGCCCAAGGCGCACGGCATGTATTTGTTGGCGGTGCAGTTGCCACGGCGTGCGTTATCACAGCTACGGCTGGCATCTCTGATGTGATCTGCGTCAATCCGCATATCATCGGCACGGATGACGGAACCACCCAGGGAGTTGGTACCATCGGCATCCTGACAGCGGTTGCAAGCCAGCTTTCAGGAACGTGCCAGTTCCATATCCATTATATCCCGATGAGCGATGGAGCTTATGTAACAGCAGTGCTGTAGGAGGTGGCATTATGACGGTAAAAATGATTGCCACAATTAAACATCTTCAATGCCTGTCAACAGACGAATTTCCTTTAACCGATGTCCCGGAGGGCTCAACGATGCATGTTGTGGACACAGGCGAGGAGTACGTCTTTTTCGATGGCGTATGGGAGAAGGATCTAAGACTAATAGCGGCTCTAAGGGCCGTATAGGAGGTTACTATGTACGGAAAAGTAGGGGTACAATCCCTTTCGAGCGGTTCTTCCGGGCCTGTCCGCCTGAATGAGCGAGGAGATATAATTGCTCAACCGGCGGGCGGCAAGTATGCAGAGGCGGCCATAGCTGGCAGGTTGTTTTCGGCAGCCAATCAAACACCCGTGAACACATCGACAACCCTAAACACGACTTTCACAGGGCTTGGCCTTTGCAACCCGACCGGGAGCGGTAAGCTGATTATCGTGCACGAATTTGGATGGGCACTTGACCAAGCCTCGGCTGGGGATGCCGTGCTTGCATTAGCTACTACGACTGATTCTGGGTTTGCAACGGATATCACTGTCCGGTGCGCTAGATGGGGGTATGCAACCAGTGTAGCTTATGCGGATGCATCAGCTACAATCGTAGCTCCAATTATCATTAAAATTATTGGTAGTATTGGCACGAATGCTACAACTGCTTTAACAAATCCCGGGCTGATTGATCTTGGCGGTAGTATTGTGCTACCTGCGGGTCGAGCCCTTGTTACCGATACAACCCTTGCGACCGGCGCAACCTCGATTCAATTCCATTATTTATGGGAAGAAGTTGACGCTTAACCTGGCCGGGTTGTGGCGGTTGGTTTCCTCTCCTTCCCAGCCGCCACATTTTTAAGAGGGTGATATGATTGAATTAGCAGTTGCACCAACATTTGAACCGGTTACGCTCGCAGAAGCTAAGGCACATTTACGGCTTGATACAGGGACGTTCGGGGACAACATAACGTCTTACCAGTCAATGGCTTTTGCGTCTCATGCGATAGCGGCCAACTATACTACTCATGTAGGGACAGGCGTTGACGTTCTGGGTCATGAGGCGGTGGTTAATTTGATCTCCGGTACGAATGGAGCCGGTGGTACGAATGATACTAAAATACAGGAAAGCGATGACAATATAACCTATACCGACTGGACAGGCGGGGCGTTTACACAGGTTACAGAAGCCAACGACAACGCAACTCAGGAAATAGAATACACAGGGACTAAGCGGTATATCAGAACAGCGTCTAAGGTTTTGGTTGCAGCTTGTGTGTTCGGGACCGAGGTCATTGTAAATGAGGCCACCTCAGCAGAGGAAGACTTGCTGGCTAATTTAATAATAACAGCAAGGGAGTACGTTGAGGCCATAACGAGAAGAAAACTTATTACCCAGACATGGGACTATTATCTTAACGCCTTCCCGAACAGTAACGCCTTTAAACTACCGTTCGGGAATCTGGCAAGCGTGACTCATGTTAAATATACCGATTCGGATGGTGACGAAACAACCATGACGGTCACGACTGATTATCTGGTCGAGACGAACGGTAATCAGTGTGGGCGGATAGTTTTACCGTATGGAACTACTTGGCCTTCGTTTACTGCCTACCCGTCAAAGCCGATAGTAGTAAGATTCGTTTGCGGATGGACTACAAGGGCGCTGGTTCCGTATCCGATTAAAGCGGCTTTATTGTTGATACTCATGGACTTGTTTGAGAACAGGGTTGGTAAAACCGATAACCAAATGTTCAACAATGAAGCGGTTATGGATCTTTTACATTCTCATAGACTGTGGGATGAATTTTGAAAACGTGGAAGCCTAACATAAGAATAACGCTCCAATACGAAACTCGTATCGGTGACGGTATGGGCGCTTGGACTACCACATGGAACGATGCCGCTACAGTGTACGCACAGAAGACGACACACAGGAGTAATGAGGCGGTTCAGGCGATGATGACGTTAGGGTTTGCGGTGCATAATTACAGAATCAGATACAGGAAGGACGTTGAAAGCTCGTGGAGAATTAAAGAAGGGAATAAATACCTTAACATCGTAGGGCCACCGATCAATCTTGAGAGCAGGTATCTTGATATAACGGCAAAGGAAGCGGCGTGAAGAATCTACTGACAGCAATCTATAATAAAACTTCGGGGTCGAGCCTGTCAAGCGATGTGGGCGGGAGAGTATATCTTGACAGGGCTGTAACGGGTGCTGAGTTTCCGTTTGTTGTTTACTTTATCGTTTCGGGAATACCGGAGAAAACTTTCACAGAAGATTATGAGGAGACGATAATTCAATTTTCGTTGTTCTCGGCTTCGCAGGGTGCAACTGAAATAACTACCATGTACGGTCACTTGAAAGACTTGTTCGATGAGTGCGCTTTGACGATACCTCCCACGGGAGCGGCGACTGAAACCTTGATATGGATGAGGAGAGAAAATTTAACAACCATGATCGAGGATGTAACCATTAACAATGCATCGGTTAGTATCCGGCATTGGGCCGTTGATTACGAAGTATTAACGAGTAAGATTTAAGGAGAGGGAGATGATATCAATTATTATACCAGTTTTAAACCAGGCAGATATGACGCAGGAATGTTTAACATCAATCATGGAGAACACGAACGATTATGAGGTTATCGTTATTGATAACGGCTCTGACCCTCCGTTCAAGCCTCCGTTTAGCGGATTCAACGAGGTGCGGGTGATAAGGAACGATGAAAATAAAGGATTCCCGGCGGCTATCAACCAGGGATTTAGAGAGGCTAAAGGGGAAACAATCGCCCTGCTAAACAATGACGTTATTGTTCCGCCGGATGCAATCAACAGGCTTGAAGGCTGGTTGGAATCGTTTGACATTGTGGGGCCGACAACTAATTATTGCGCCGGTATGCAGAAAGTGCAATTACCGTCTTATCAGGACATTGACGGACTTAACAAGGAGGCTGAATACCTATACGAATCGAGCAAAGGTGAATGTGAAGAAGTCAACTGGATAATCGGGTTCTGTATGGTTTTCAAAAGGGAAGTTTGGGAAAAGACAGGGGACTTTGACGAATCATTATGGCCCTGCAACGGAGAGGAGATTGATTTCTGTTTAAGAGCAAAAGAGAA